CAGACCCACGCGCTGGCCGCTTCGAACCTGATCGCCGGCCCACCGATCCTTGGCCGGCCGACGATCGGACAGACCCACGCGCTGGCCGCTTCGAACCTGACCGCCGGCCCACCGATCCTTGGCCGGCCGACGATCGGACAGACTCACGCGCTGGCCGCTTCGAACCTGACCGCCGGCCCACCGATCCTTGACCGGCCGACGATCAATCAGACCCACGCACTGGCCGCTTCGAACCTGACTGCCGGCAGGCCGATCCTTGGCCAGCCGACGATCGGACAGACCCACGGACTGGCCGCGTTGAACCTGACCGTCGGCCCGCCGATCCTTGGCCAGCCGACGATCGGACAGACCCACGCGCTGGCCGCTTCGAACCTGACCGCCGGCCCACCGATCCTTGGCCGGCCGACGATCGGACAGACCCACGGACTGGCCGCGTCGAACCTGACCGTCGGCCCGCCGATCCTTGATCGACCGACGATCGGACAGACCCACACTCTGGCCGCTTCCAACCTGACCGCCGGCCCGCCGATCCTTGGCCGGCCGGTAATCGGGCAGAGGCACATTTTTTCAGTCTCAAACCTAACCGTTGGAGTACCGACGATCGGGAATCCGCGTTCCTTCCTGGGAGCGTTTGGAACTGCCATCCCCCGCCACCTGGGGGGCCTCGCAGCTCTTCAGCGGAGGGAACGGCCCGCCGCGATCCCTCGCGCCCGCACATGGCCTTAAGATAGGGGGGCGTATGATATCGACTTTGAAAGTGATCACCCCAGCGCCCACTGGTGATCTGACTGTGCTGGAAACAGTTAAGAGCGTCCTCAATATTGCCGACACCTCGATAGACGAGAGACTTTGCCAATTAATCCGGCAAGTATCTGCCCAGATTGAGGGCTGGTGTCGGCGGCCGGAGGGATTTGGCCGCGAGACGGTCGAACAGACCGTGCGACGCCTGCCCGGTGACTCGGCTCCAGCCCGACTGATTCTCGAACGCGACTTGGTGCCATCCGTCGAGGTGGTGACGGCGGACGGTGTGGACCTGGGGCCGGATGAGTGGCTGCTCGATGGGTCATTGCTGCTTCGGCTGTGCGGTGACCGGCCCTCGCATTGGCGGTCCACCAAGGTGGTGATCCGCTATTCTGCCGGCTATGTCCTTTTGACCGACTTCCCTTACGACATCGAAGCGGCGTGTCTCGATCTGGTCACCCGTGCCTGGCACTCTCAGGGCCGCGACCCACTCTTGCGCTCTGCGAGCGCGGACGGGGTCGGGGCCGACTCGTATTTCGACCCGGACAAAGTCCCGCTGGATGGCGGCCTCCCGGTTGAGGTCGCCGCCAAGCTGGCGCCGTACCGGCGGTGGTCTGTCGGATGACCCCGGCCAGCTATCACGCCCTCGTTCGCAGCCGGGGCGGACTGCTGCCGTGGCGAATCCGGTCTGGCACCGGAGCCACTCAGGTGCCGCCGACCCTGACCGGGCCGGTAACCGTCACCGAAACCGCGTCAACGGGGGCGGCGGGCTTGTCTCTCCGCACTGATTATGCGGTCGGCCAGCTGGTGCCCGGCGATGCCGTCATTGTGGCCGAGGCAGCTTATCCCGTAGCCGAGGCAGTGCCCGTCGCTGGGGGGCTGTTTGCCGTGCTGCTGGCTCTGCCCCTGACGGCTGATGTGCCTGCGGGAACGGAGGTGGACGTCACTTTCGCCGCCGACACCCAGATAGTTGCGCGCCTGACCGAATACACAGTGTCGGAGCTGGTTGGCGGCGTTGCAGCCGGCGATCTGCGAGCGATCATCCCGGCGCTGACCTGCCCGATTGTCCCCGCGATTGGTCATGAGGCGATCGTCGATGGCGTGCCTTACCGGGCGATGTCGATCGCGTGCAAGAGCTGGGGGGCAGCCCTGTTGGGATGGGAGGTTCATCTCCGCAAATGATGAGTCCGATCTTCTGCGAACCGCGTTCGCACCCATGATCACCGATTCGGCGATCCGTGCCGCGTTGGAAGCGCCACTCGGAACCCGCTTTGCCGGACTGCCGGTCAGCCGGATCGGCGAGGGGGCGGAGCCCCCCGGCCCGCACATCAGAACCTATCTGGTGCGTGAACACCGGCAGGAGCTGTACCGAGGCATCCGCCGTATCCGGGGCATGCTCGGCATTCTGGTTCACGTTCCGGCCAGCGACGGCATCGCCGCTGCCGAAGCGGTGGCGGATCGGGTGCCGCCTTTGTACCAACCCGACCCCACCCACGACGGAACCCTGCCCCTCTCGGGAGCAAAAAAGCTAACGATCCGCGAAGCCTCCGTGATGAGCCCGTATCGCGGAGTGGATGAGGAGAGCGGCCGGGAACGCTGGCTGATCGTCCCCGTCCAGATCGAGTTTTGGTGCGACCTCCTCGCTCGTTAACCACGGCAGGCATCCCATCATCTAAAAATATTTACACCGCAAATACTGGAGAGCGGCTATGTACAACTTTGGCTCTGGCGATGCTTTCTTAATCCCTGCCGAGGCTAATCCCACCCCGATCGCTTTGAACAATTTGCAAGAATTTGGTGTCGATTTTAAATTCGACAAAAAATCATTGCATGGGAAAGGGCAATTTCCGCTGTCTGCTGCGCGCGGCAAGGGGTCGATCGAGGGCAAGCTGAAAGACGCCGTCGTGTCGGCGGACCTGTTCGGACCGATTTTTTTCGGCGATGCGCCGGCAAAGGGGCAACTGCTGGTGGCGGTCGATGAGCCCCTCAAGGTGCCTGCCGCCACGTCCTTCAAGATCACCGATCTCGCACACAAGGCAACGTTCAAAGAAAATTGCGGAGTGCGCTACGCCGACACCGGAAAACCTCTTTTGAGGGTGGCCGATGGTCCCTTCAAGGGGGCCTACACGGTCACCATCCCACAGACCGGTGTTGAATATGGGTTCGACGACGAAGACAAAGGGGTAGACCTCCTGATCTCCTATACCTATTCAAGCGATTCAGGCGGAAAATTGATCACCCTGACCAACAAAGACATGGGATCAGCTCCCCGCTTTAAGTTGGTCTACAACACAAAATTTGAAGGCAAGGCGCTGACGATTCAGCTCAATTCTTGCCAGATTGATACCCTGAAGTTTTCCGCCAAGGGGGACGATTACGCCCTTCCCGAACTTTCTTACATCGCTTTTGCGAATGCCGCCAATGTGGTCGGCATGGTCTCTGTCACGGAGTGATTCGATGAGCCTTGCAACTGAATCCGGTGTCGTGATCCTGGCCGGCACCGATTACCCGATCCGGGCGTTCACTCTCGACGAACTGCAAGAGGTGGTCCCGCTGATCCGTCGTTATTACGAAGTGATCGCCACCGAGGGCCAAGGCGCCGCCATCGCCGTTGCCAAAGACGTGCTGTCCAAGGCTCTCCGGCGTGACGACGTCGGCACCTTGCCGGCCACGGTTGATGACCTCTGGCAGGCGATGGCCGAAATCGGTCGGGTCTCGGGTCTGCGTGCGTTGGGGGAGCGGCTGGCGCCGGCGATCCCGACCCCGCCTGTGACTGGGACCGCCTCTATTCCGACCTCGTGACCTATGGTGCGGGCTCGTGGGAGTCGGTCGGGCAACTGACCTTGCATCGGGTCCGCGCCCTCTACGCGTCATGGCAGAGAACGCCGCCGGTCGCGGTGCTGGTGGCCGCTTACCTCGAATACGAAAGCCCAGAGACGAAAAAAGGCGGCACGCTAGCCGACTTTCTGTCGGACTGGGCGGCCGCCGGTGGCGCAATCGGAGGGTGAAATGGCACGTCGCCTGCTGGCCTTTGACCGGGCTATTTCGGTGGTTCTGACGGGGGCTCGCGAGCAATGCCAGGAAGCCCTGGTCAAGCTGGTCAAAGACGAGCTTGACCAGGTGTTGCGCGAAGACCGGCCGGATTCCTACATCCAGGCGATTGACGGCGACACCGGCAAACCCATCCCCCAGATCGAGCCGTTCGGGCAGGCCTTCTTCCGGTTCCGTTACGGAAGAGAGGTGATTGCTTTTGCCCTGGAAGCTCTGCGCGCGGTCAGCCCGGTTCTGAGTGGGGCATACCGGAGCAGCCACGAACTTTTTGCCGACGGCACACTGATCGCCGACTTCAACCAGATCGGCGACGCCAAAACGGTGGTCATCACCAACACCTTGCCCTACGCCCGCAAGATCGAAGGGGGACGCCGGGGAAGGGATGCGGTCAAACATCACGATTCCGGGGCCATGACCCAGCGCAAGGGGTCGAGTGTGCAAGCGCCGGACGGGGTCTATGAGTTGACCGCCCAGACGGTGAATCGCCGCTACGGCAACATCGCTAAAGCCCGTTTTGGGTATGTCGGGATTACCGGTGACGAAGGTGCCAAGGGGCGCGACCGCTTCCCGGCCTTGATCATCGATTTGCAAAGGTAAAGTCATGGCGGAAAGCCGGACGACGGAACTGCGGATTGACGCGACGCAGGGCGCGCAGGCGCTTGCCCAAGTTGAGCGGGCCGCCGAGGGGGCCGCCGAGGCCATGGGCGCGCTGGCGGGCGAGATTGAACAGGCCGAATCTGCCACCCGGCGCGCGGCCTCCGCCGCCCATGACCATGCGGCAGAGGTCGAGAAAACCGAGACCACGACTCGCCGCCTGACGACCAGCAGCCGCGATTATCAGGCGGCGGCGCGGTCGGTTGGCGATTCAGTCCAGGCCATCACCCGCTTCGAACAGGCTTATCGCGCGAGCTTGGCCGATACCGCCAATGACGCCGACACCCGTGCCCGGATTCTGGCGGCGGCTTTCGCCCGGACGGTCGGCGGGGCTGCCGACGAAACCCGGGCGACGGCCCTGTTGGCGGCAGGCCATCGTGATGCCGCCGAGGCGGTCCGGGTCATCATCGAGCATCAGGCCCGGCTGGCCCAGGCGATCCGCGAGGTCGCCGGCTATGATACTGCCGCTGCGGCAGCAGCCAGAAGTAACGCCGCAATTCGCAGCGAAGCAATCAGGGCTGAGGCGGAGGTCCGCCGGCAAGAGGTTCGGAGCGCTAATCAGGCCTATTTGTCGGGGACTCTGCCTAGCGGCGGAAAGTCCGCTGGGGAGTCCGCCGGGGTTTTCGCCCAGGCCTTTCGCGAGGAGACCCAGGCCGCCGAGGCCGCCACGGCAGCCCTGATCCGCCGCCAGCGGGCAGAACGGGAAGACCAGGAAATCGCCGCCCAATGGCAGGCCATGCTGGCAGAGGAAGCGAGCGCCAAGCAGGCGGTGGTGGACGGCACCCTGGAAATGGGGGATGCGGCGGTTCACGTCTCCGGCCAGATGGCCCAGGCCCGCCAGATCATCCAGGCCAACCTGATCAACATCGCCAATGTTGGGCTGGCCTCGGGCTGGGATCCGGCCCTGATGCTCTCGCCATTGCCTGATGTTATTTACGGTCTGAAGGAATATTACGAGGGCAGCCAGAAAGCGGCCGAAGCGGCCCGCGAGACCGGCGAAGCCGCCAGCGTTTCGGCCGAAGACATCGCCGCTACCGGAGAGGTCGCCGATCAGGCCGGCACTCGTCTGAGAGCCCTGGCGGCGGCCGGGGCCGGAACCGGGGGCGGTCTGATCGCGGCAGCGGTAGCCGCCTCCGCCGTGGCGGCTGCCTTTGCCGCCAGCGTGGTCGCGGCGGTGCAGTACCGCGACGCCCTGGAAGATGTCGATAAGGCGCTCAAGCTGACCGGCCAGATCTCCGGCCAGACCGCCAGCGGTCTGGAGGCTATGGCGCATACGATGGCCGCCTCTGGCCGGATCTCGGTTTCCGAGGCGCGGGAGATCGAGCAGGCGATGCTGGCCGCCGGCACGGTCTCTAGCGAGGCCTTCAAGACAGCGGCGGGGGTGGTTGGTGATTGGGCCAGCCTGACCGGTGCCAAGGCGGTTGAAGCGGCCAAGGACATCGCCACCTCCCTGGGAGAGCCGGCCAAGGCCGCCGAACTGCTTGCCCGGCAGTACGGGGCTTTAACCGCCGAGCAGGTGCGCGCCATTGAGAAGATGGCCCGCTTGGGCGATGAGGCCGGCGCCCAGAAAGCCGTGCTGGAGGGATATCAGACCGTCATCCGCCGTGCGGCCGAGGAAACCAGCCTGTGGACCCGGGCGGTTAATACCCTGTCGGATGCCTGGAAACAGTTCGGTGGCGTAACGTCTGGCCCTGTGACAACCATCGACAAATTGGCAGCCGCTCGCGAACGGCTGGCTCAATTGGAGAAGGGCGGCGGGTCTGGTGGCTGGATGTTTGGTCGCGAAGGCATGGTCGCGGCGGAACGTCAGCGGGTGGCCGAACTGGAGCGGCAGTTGGCCGAGGAGCAGGAGCGTGCCCGCAAGGCGGAGCAGGACACCAAAGCCACCCGGGATATCCTTGACGCGGACAAGGTCGCACGCTCCGCCTTGCCGGCAACGGTGGCGCGTGAAGACCTCGCCGCACAGGGGGCCACCCTCAAGACCGGCCTGGATGCCGCCAAGGCGGCGGGGGATGCCAAAGAAGCTGACCGGTTGGCCAAAGCTCTGGAAGCGGTTGCCTGGGCGGAAAAGACCTATGTGACCGAAGGGGAGCGGGCGCGATTGCTGGCCGAGGCCCAGGCCAAAGCCATGACCATGGGCGAGGTCGCGGGACAAAAATATCTGGCCCTGCGTCAGGCCGAGATTGGCGTGATGGGCAAGGTGCTGGATCAGGGCGAGCGCGAACAGGTCCTGGCCGCCACCCGGACCACGGCCAACGCCACTGCCGCCAAGGCCTATGGCGACCAGCAGAAACAGATCGCTGCCGCGGCGATCGACGCGCAAAGGGATCTCGCTTTATCTGGACTGGACATCGAACGTCAGGCTCTGGCTCAGCGCCGCGCCCTGCTGGAAATCTCCGGGGCTGAAGAGGAGGCCCAGGCCCGCCAGATCGAGGAGCGGCAGCGCGGGATTGAAATGGATGCCGCACAAGCCAAGCTGACGCTGCTGCGCAAGGACCACGCCGACCAGATCACCGAGATTGCTGCCGCCGAAGCCGAGATCACGGCTTTGCGCGCGCGCCACACGCTGGAACGGCAGCAGCAGGCGGTTGCGGAAGCGACGGCGCGTAGACAGGCGGCGCGTGATTTGGCCCCGATCAAGGCGGAAGGGCTGGCCAGTCAGGCCAATCATGACGTCTCGGTCGCTGAGGAAAATCTGTCCTTCGGAAAGTCAATGGGGACGATCGACGGCGGACAGGAAATTGCCGAATTGAGGAGAATTTCCGAACAGAAATTTCAGATCGAGCAGGATGACCTTAATCGCAAACTGTCTCTTGCCCAAGAAGATGAAGCTGCTCAAGAAAGAATCAACAATCAAATAGCCGATTCGAGGCAGCGCGCTTCGCTCCGGATGCTGCAAATCGATCATCAGGAAGCTTTGGGCCGGCGGGAAACCATGCGCTCGATGGTCGCCCCTTTTACCGGGGCGATCCAGTCAATGACCGCCGGCTATATCCAGGGCACTCTGACCTGGGACAAGCTGACCAAACAGGCGGCGCAGTCGATTGTCCTCAGCTACGCCAACATGGGCATGAAAGTCGCCACGGACCAGCTCGAAAAACACGTTCTGATGGCCGCCTGGGACAAGCTCTTTGGCGCCGAGACTGTGGCTACGACGACGGCGACCGAAGCCGGGAAAACCAGTGCCAGCACTGTTGGAGCAGGGACACGAGCGGCTGTTGGAGTCAGTGAGAACGTTTCATTTTTCGGCCGCATTGCAACACAAATCGGTGAGTGGCTGGGGTTTGAGACGGCGAAAACAGGCGCTACTGCCGGCCAAGCAGCAACGCGGGCAACGATTGACACCACCGCGTCAATTGCAGCGATTGCTGCTGCCAAAGCCGAGGCAGCCGGTGAAATTCCCGCCTACGCCGGGATCGGGGCAGCGGCAGCAATGGCTTCTGTTGCAGCCATTCCTTTTGTGGGGTGGGCAATGGCCCCTGGGGTTGGAGCTGAGCATGCCGCGCTGGCAATGAGTTTTCTTGGTCTTGCCGTCGCTGAAAAGGGATGGGGAGAAGTGCCGGCTGATGACATGCCTGCTCTTCTCCATAAAAAGGAAATGGTTCTGCCCGCCTCGCTGGCGGTGCCCTTGCGGGCTCTGCTGACCGGATCTGCCGCCATTACCGCTAGTGATGCCGGCCCGGTCGCCAGTGCCGCCGGTCCTCTCCGGGCAGCCAGCTCGGTCGCGGCCGCGACGCTGACCGCTGGCGGGATCGAAGCTGCCGCCGTTCAGGCGGCCGCCAGTCAGACCGAGGCCAACAGCGCCATCATCGCGGCCGCGATCGACCAGCAGAAACTTTTGAAGGCCAGTGAAGACGCTGCGAAAACCGCAGCCGAGGAAAACAACCGTCTGACCGAGGCCAACAGTGCCGCGCTCAACGACAACACGGCGGCGGTTAATGGCGGTTCATCCTCCGATGGGTCTCGGTCGATGGTGGAAACCCTGCTCGATCCGCTCGGATTGGCGTCGTTTGATGTCGGGGCCTGGAACCTGCCCTCGGATATGATCGCCCAGGTCCATCAGGGCGAGATGATCATCCCGCCTGATCAGGCGGAGATGATCCGCCGTTCCGCTGGCCTCGCCCCGATGCGACCAATGCCGCGCTTGGGCTTGCCCGACTTCGTTCGCCAATCCCCGGCGGCAGGCTGGGCAGCAAACAAAAGTGTGACGAACAGTCGTTCTGAGGTGAAGCATACGGTCAACGTCGGTCCGATCACCGTCAACGGTCCGGTTCGCAAGCAGGACATCATGAACATGAAGGCTGAAATCTCCGAGGCCGTGTTTAAAGCCCAGAGAGACGGAAACGCCTTCGCACTGGCCCTGAGCAGGGGGAAAAAATAATGGAAGAAAATATAAATGATTTGGTTATTGGTTCAATTGATGTGTTGCGCGGGCTGATGGTCTGCATGATTGAAATCGGAACAGTTACTCATCAATCCGCAATCAACATTATTGATACGATAATAAAAATTCAGCATGATCGAGATGGAGGAAATAACCCGGCGCGCCACATCCCTGCTGAAGTGCTGCGGGAGACGGTGAAGGCTTTGTTGAGAGGAGAAGATGCTCAGACATCCTCTCGCTCATCTCTGCGATTGATCATTGGAGGAAAATCCGAGGAGGATTGAAGAATCTCAGGATGGTTACGACTGACTGTCACCAACAGTGCGGACCTCTCTTTTTCATTGCTGGGCATTCGAGGTTCAATTCAGACATTGCCATCCGCCTCTCTGCTCAAAACCCGGAAATGGTATGAGGGGTGATGCCGGTTGCTCAATTCTATCGGCTGCGGCAGGATGGTCCCGTTGCAACCAAGGGGCGGGAAATGAAAAAGTTGATCGCTGGGGCGCTGTTCACATTATTTCTGCCCGGCTGCGCAGCAAGCGGCGTGCAAGTCAAAGAAGAGCAACTGTCTCAGTTCGAGGTCGGGAGGACGACCGTTCGGGATGTTGTCGCTTCCCTCGGAAACCCTTCCGCCCAAATGCGAATGCCTGACGGATCTATATGCCTAATATATAGCTATGCGCAGATAAACACGAGACCAGAGACGTTCATACCTTTTGTCGGTGCGTTTGTTGGTGGCACTGATATGAAGACAAATTCAGCGACGCTGAATTTTGATAAGTCTGGAATTCTTAAAACAACATCATCCTCATCGGGGGTGACAGGAACAGGAGTAGGGCTATCATCCGGGGCTGTCACACCGGACCGCGTGCCGGATCAGCCGAGGCAAGCGCCGTAGGTAGATTGCCCAACTCTTTAGGCTGTGGCAGGTTTAGACTTCTGCAACCTAGGGGGTAGATGATGCGTATGTCGATTATGGCGGGAAGCGTGGCACTCGCTTTGTGGGGGTGCGCTACTGCACCGAAGACCGTCACAATAGCGACCCCGTACAATCCTGATGATTTCGTACCATGGACGGAAAAGGGATCGTCTACGTTACGGGGGCAGGCATTTTTAAAAACAGTGGGCGGTGACGTCAAAACGTGCGCTGGTAATGATGTAATTCTTATGCCGGCAACAAAATACAACAAAGAGGTTATGGTAAATTTCACCTCAATAAATTCATCTGTAAAATTTACGAACAGAAGTCCTGATGCTGCGCGCTTTAATGTCAAGGCAATCTGTGATGCCCAAGGAAATTTCTCATTTTCCGGCCTTCCCAGCCTAGAATGGTACGTGATAACGGATGTATTTTGGGGCGTTCCGTCTGGTGCCAAAATTGAGAGACAAGGCGGCCCAGTTGAGAAACTTATGGCACTTTCTCCTGGAGAGAATTCGGTGACCCTGACCGATAGAGACAGATTTTAGGTAGGGTAGCCTGTTCTTTTCATGACCCTCTCGGGGCCGTCCTTTGGGCGGCCCTTTTCTTTTGGAGCTTGCTGTGAGCAACGCCGTCTTCCCGACGCTCCCCGGCCTGACGTGGGACATCAAGCGGTCGCCCGAGTTCAAGACCACCATCGTCACCGGAGCAGATGGCGGCGAAACCCGGATCGGCAATTGGGTCTATCCGCTCTGGCACTGGAAACTGACCTATGAATTTCTCCGCGACGATGCGACGGATGAACTGAGAACCCTGCTCGGATTTTTCCTGGCCCGATCCGGCCGCCTCGACGACTTCCTGTTGCTCGATCCCGACGATTGTGAAGTGACCGGACAGGTGATCGGAGTCGGCGATGGCACGACAGCGACCTTCCAATGCGCGCGCGAACTGGGCGGCTATGCCGAGCCGGTCACGGTTTTGCGTGAGAATCCGGTGATTTATCTCGGCGGAGTGCGGCGCACGGCGGGTTGGTCGGTTGGTCTGACCACCGGCCTCGTCACCTTCGCCCCCGTCCCTGCCAGGGGCACCGTCATTACCGCCGATCTATCCTACTACTGGCGGGTGCGGTTCGACATGGACATGGCTGAATTCAATCAGTTCGCCGAAAAGCTCTGGGATCTCCAGGAATGCTCTCTGGTGAGCGTGCGATGATCGCCATTTCCGAGGCTCTGAAAAGCCTGCTGATCGAGCGGCGCCCGCACCGGGTGTTCGATCTCTGGACCTTCACCCTGACCTGCGGCATCACCCTGCGCTGGACCTCGGCCGACATTGACTTGACGGTGGGTGGCCAGATCTATTCTTCCGCGATCCGCATCAGCCGCGACAAACTGCACCTGACCACGGGGGTCGAGACCGCGACCCTGCAAACCACGATTTCGCCCGATCCGGCGGCCGAGCCTCAAATCAATGGGGTGCCCCTGCGTCAGGCCATCCGCGGCGGTCTGTTCGACGGGGCTTCGGTCCGGCTGGAATCCGCTTATTACGATCTGGCCATGCCACCGGCACTGATCGGCCGCATTCTGCGATTCTGCGGCAACGTCGGCGATCTCGATGCTTTTGCCGCAAAGGCGGTGCTGACGATCAATAGCCCGCTCAAGCGCCTGGATCTCCAAATCCCTTGGAAATTGTACGGCGCGGGGTGTCGCCACGTTCTGGGCGATGTCGATTGCGGGGTTGACCTCTCCACCTATGCCGTGCCGAGCCAAGTGCAGGCCGGATCCACCAACGGCATGGTGGTTACGTCTCTGCGGGGGGAGCCGTCTTGCGTGGGCGGCACTCTCGTGCTGACCAGCGGCCCAGACGCTACCTTCCGGCGGACGATCCGCGCTCAAAGTGGCCCGGCAGTGTTTCTCAAAAACCCGCTACCTTGGGCACCGGCGCCGGGCGAGAGCCTCGTCATCCTCCCCGGCTGCAACAAGACCAAACCTGACATCACGGCCGCATCCCTCCAAGCGACGATTCCCAGCAATCTCATTCTGCCAGCCCTGAGTGTGCCCGTGGCATCCGACGTCACCTACGGCACCGATCGTGGGGTGACCCTGAACGGTGATAAAGCCATGGTCCTGGTCCAGGATAATCCTGCATCAGGACAGTATAGTGTCACAGTTGATGGGATTTATCGCTTTTCTGCGGATAATGTTGGTCGAACGGTGACGATATTATTCACCAAGCTCTCGGGGGGAGTTGGTGGGTGTCGCCAGTTTGGCAATATGGCTCGATTTGGTGGCATGCCTTACATCCCCTCACCTGAGACCGCTTACTAGCAGAGGGCGACATGACCGATCTGGAACGTCTTCAGCGCGCGGCGGTGATCGCCGAAACGTACTCGTGGGAGAATACCCCCTATCATGATCGTGGCCGGATCAAGGGAGTGGGGGTTGATTGTGCGATGCTGCCGGCTGAAATTTATGAGGCAGTTAAACTGATCCCAAGAGTAGAGCCAGAATATTACCCTCCTGATTGGCATTTTCATCGCGGAGGTGAACGATATATTTCTGTTGTTGAGAAATATGCCCGGATTGTCGTCGCGCCCCTCCCGGGTGATCTGGCGCTTTATCGGTTCGGCCGCAATTTTGCTCATGGCGCAATCGTTATTGATTGGCCGCTTATTGTTCACGCCGTCAGGGAGATCGGGGTGACCGAGGCGGACGGGGACGGACTTGACCTGCGGCAGACTCATCACGGCGCCCCCCGCCCCCGGCTGTTCTATCGACTGAACCAGTGGGCAGCGTAAATGACGACCCTCTTCGGCAGCCAGTCCTCCCAGGCCACGACCACGGCTCATGAAACCGCCCTCTCTGTTCAGTCCTCCAGTGCCGGTAAGGTGGTGCCCGTGGTTCTGGGCACCGCTCGCGTTGCCGGCAATATCGTTTGGGCCGGTGATTTTAGATCAAAAGCCCACAAATCCAGTGGCGGCGGAAAAAATAGTAGTGACGGAGGATCAGTCAGCTATACCTATACTGTTTCGTTAATTTTTGGCTTATGCAACAGACTTAAAAGCATTGGAAAAATCTGGTCATTAGATGATGAGGTCGCTGCCAGCAAAATTGGCATATCATTTTCTTTGGCAACTGGAGCAAAAAACCAAAGACCGTGGTCATATCTAACGAATAAATTTCCTGAAGAAGCCTTGACCTATGCCGGCTTAGGCTATGTCGCCATTGCTCATGCCGATCTCGGCAATTCCTCCAGCCTCAGAGCCTGGAACTGGGAGGTGCGCGGTCTCGGTACCCCGGTTAACCCCGATGCAGCCGGCACTTATGACATCTCCTTTGCCGAAGCGATTAAGCTGGTCACTGAGGATCCGTCTTGGGGGTGTGGCCTTACCGGTGTGATGGCGGATCTGGCCGATTATACGGCGTGGTGCGCTGCGCACGGCTTCGTGATGTCCGAAGCTCTCACCGATGCCCGATCAGCCCGTGAGCTGATTCAGGATTACACTCGGGCGACTCTGTCTGAGCCGGTCTGGTCCGGGGACCGGTTGAAGATCGTGCCCTATGCTGATCAAACAGTAGGAGATTACAGCCCAGACTTAACCCCAGTCCTGATCGTCGATGCGACGATGCTGCGACCGGGTGGGGGAGATGACGAAACGCCGATCAAAGTGCGGCGTAAAGATATTTCTCAATATTCCAACCACATTTCATTAGAGTATAAGGATCGGAAGAACGATTATAATGTAGCGACAGTGACCGCAACCGATGATGGGCACATCGCCACTTACGGGTTGCGGCCGGGCAATGCGATCAGCGCCCATTTTCTCTCGAACGCCGCAGTGGCGCAACATGTCGCCGATCTGGTCCAGGGTCGGGAACTGGCGGTCACCGCAGAATATGAGTTTGGCTTAGGTCCGGTTGGGGTTTTTGTCGAGCCAATGGACATTCTCTGGCTCAACGAGCCGATGCAGGGGATGGTCAATTACCCGGTCCGGGTCAAGGAAATCTCCGAGGACGACCCCTTCTCTTTTTCAGTCATCGCCGAAGATATTCCCGGCATCGTGGGTGCGATGGCCTTACGGCCGGTGGCAGTGGGCGATGGTTACCGCTCCGGTATGAACGTCGCTCCCACCGGCGTCTGCAACAGTCCGATCATCTTCGAACCGCCGTATGAAGTGATCTCCTCGGCCACCGGGCTGGAGGTCTGGCTGGCGATCAGCAGCCGCGATGAGGCCTGGGGCGGCTGCCAGATCTGGGCCTCCACCGACAGCGACACCTACGCCATGGTGGGCACGGTGGACGGCAATGCCCGCACCGGCCGTCTGACGGCGGCCTTGCCGAACCATGTTGATCCCGACAGCACCTCGGCCTTGGCGGTTGATCTTTCCGAGAGTGGGGCCACCCTGCTGTCCGGCACCCAGGCCGATGCCGACCGCTGGGTGACCCTCTGCTATTGCGACGGCGAACTGATCGCCTATCAGACCGCAACCCTGACCGGTCCCGGTCAATACCGTCTCAGCTATTTGCGCCGGGGGGCCTACCGCACCCCGATCAAGGCCCACCCGAGCGGAGCGGCATTTGCCCGATTGGATCAGGGCATTTTCAAATATCCGTACAGCGCCGACATGATCGGCAGTGTGATTTATTTCAAGATCTTGGGCACCAATCACCATGGCGGCGGCGTTCAGGATATTTTTGACGCCGAGGTCCATTCCTACACCATCACCGGCCGCGCCCCGCCGCCTGATCCCGACAATCTATTTCTGTCCGGCGAGGACGTTGTCTGGGAACAATCTCTTGTCCCCCAAGACATGATTGGGTGGCGGGTTCGCCATATCAGCGGCGTTCTGCGGAGTTGGGATGATGGCGCCGATTATCCGGCCGATGGCTCGGTGGTCAAGCTCCAGAGTGTCCCGCTCTCGGCCCTGGGCACCGGCAAACGGACGATCATGGTCCGCGCGATCGATTCCTGCGGCACCCTGTCCGCCGGAACCCGCTATCTGACGGTCGGCGTCGGGGATCCCGCGCCGGACAATGTGGTTTTGCGTCATGACTTCCGGGCGCTGGGCTGGCCTGGAAAAATTATCAATGGAATCATTGAAAATGGTGACCTAAAATCAACTCTCAAAAGTCAGTCCGACAGTGAGACCATTTATAACGGCTTGAGATATGACACGTCGTTCCTACCGGATTACCCTGATGTCCCCGCCCGCCTGATCCTCGATTATGCCGTCAGCGGCGAGGGCTGGGCCGTCTATTACCGCCGTCACAACACTTCCCAATATCTGCCGCGCAGAAAAGAGGCGTATCTCGCCGACGATGATGCCTCCTATCTCGGCGAGATGACACCTTGGATGCCCTGGCCGGGAGCGCTAGCCATCGGGGTCGAATACGTCTATCTGCGGGTGCGGACCTTAACCGGCGATGATCGCGGCGAGATCTCGACCTTGACCTTTCTCAACGACGTGCCGGACATCGTCGAATCTTTCGAGGATGTGTCGATTGCAGCGACCGGAAGCCGCCTCCCCATCACGAAGACCTACCGGCGGATTGATTATGTTGGGGCGATTGCCATCCAGGACGACGGTGGCGGGGCGGTTTCGATTGTGATTGCCGATAAAGATCCGGTACTCGGGCCGTTGCTCTACGCTCTCGACGCCACCGGGGCCCACTGCACCGCAACCATCGATATCAGAGACCTGAAAGGGCATTAAACAATGTCATTGCCCCCCCTTGGTTATTTCTCGACGACACCGCGCACCAATGGCGAGGCCAAGGCCGCCCAGGATGTCATGCTCCAATGTCTTCGGGGGCACGATACGACGATTGCAACCGTACCGGTCAATTTCGCCACGGTCGTTGCCCTGGCCAGTGGGAGCCCGACCCAATCCCTGGTTTATGTCGTCGATCTGAAAAGCCAGGGCGATGGCGGCGGTGGCTATTTTCAGCTCGACGAAACCGATAAGACCTCCGCCGGCAACGGCACCACCATTGTGGTGACGGCGTCAGGCAGCCGTTACAAGCGCGTGGTCGGGAGTGTGCTCAATGTCAGGCAGTTTGGTGCCGCTGGCAACGGCAGCGCTGACGACACCCAAGAATTCCAACAGGCGGCGGCGTTTGCGGGCGAGGCTCCGATTTATGTTCCGGCCGGAACCTATCGGTTGGTCGGTTATATCCCCACCGGCAATTTCTACGGCCCCGGTATTGGCAAAATCAGTGTCGAAGGCGGTACCGCCCGGACCTTCACCTTTCCCAAAGCCCCCGGCGCCTGGAAGGCGGTCCAGAGCCTGGGCGAGATCATGGCCCGGATGGCCGCCCGGGAAACGATCCGCATCGCCTGCTATGGCGACAGCCAGACCGATGGCAACGAAACCACTGGCTGGACCATCAACGAAAGGGCCGAGGTGAGTGGCAAGGCCTGGACCTATGAACCGACCGCCATCACCACCAACCATAACGATGCCGCCCCCAACGCTTGGCCGAAGAAACTCCAGGACATTCTCCGCGCCTATTATGCCAATCCCAATATCGCGGTGTGGAACTGCGGCTATTCTGGACAGCGGATCTGCGATGGCTGGGCCAACAGCTTCTTCGAACGCGCTATTCCCAATCGCTACGGCGCCATGCCCGATCTTGTTTTTATCGCCTTCGGGGCCAATGACGCCAAGCTGATCGGCTCCGGTATCGCCGATCATCTCGCCGAAACCGAGAAACTGATCCGGAAAATCATCGGCTATGGCGCGTTGCCGGTGCTGCTGACCTGCGATGCCAACTGGCAGAGCGTCCAATCCTGGGCCGTCGAGTCGAATGGCTATGAGAACACCGAGATTTCCCGCCAGATCGATGCCGCCAAGATCGGTTTGGCCAGTCGTTATGGGCTACCGCTGCTCGACCTCGCCGCAATCGAACTGGCGTGGCTGACCCAGAACAGCGACGGCAATGATTTCTTCGAGGATCAGAACGACGGCCTCCATTTCGGCAATGCCGGTCACGCCTTCAAGGCGATGGCGGTCGCCCGTACCCTGATCCGCGATCTCTATATCTCCGATGGCGCCTCGGTTCAGCGGATCCACTGGATGGACAGCCGCAGCGGTTTCACCGGCGATTATCGCGAAGGCTGGGGACCCAGCACTGGCGATCCCGCTGGCAGCAATCTCTTTCTCTATTCCCGCTTTCCCCGCATCTGGAATTTTTATGGTGCGGCAGCGGCATCGAGTTCTGGTACGGATTATGCTGGCTACACCGCCGGGGAGATCTTCTTCGAGGCCTGGATCTGGGTCGAAAACCGCCAGCCGGCCCTGATTTATCGCGGCGTCAGCAATCAGGGCATCACTTCCGCTCTCCCCAACGAGAGTGATCACCCCCAGATCCAGGTCGCCCATGGCGCCGACCTCACCGCCTGTTATTACATCAAGGCGATGCCCAATTGCGGCGCCAATGAGATCGCCCTCCATGCGATGGACCGGCCCTATTATTGCTGCCGCCTCAAATATGGCCTCAACCGGATCAGGATGAAGGCCCCGGCGGCCAATACGCTCCAATTCTGGGGGGGATGGTTCGAACTCAATTCCGGCTGGCTTGACAAAAGTTCGTTTGGCTGGTTCCGCAACAGCAACAGCCCGGATCAGATCCAGCTCAATGCCCTGAAACATCTCGGCGGCTATGAGATGACTTATGTTTCCCCCGCCGCCTGGCCGAATAGCGCCGTGAGCAATCCCGTCGCCTTTGTCTTTCCTGAAGCGCCAGACGGCAGTAACACCGCCTGCTTCGGCAACATCGGCGACAGTGTTGATCTTCTGGTCGAGGGCACCTTCGAGACCGAAACCGGCCTGATCCTGTTCGGTGGCGCCTCGATCAACGCCGGCAGCGGCACCAGCGACAGCACCCAGGAAGATACCGCAATCCTGCTCTATGTTGATCCCAGCAACGCCAGTAGTTTCAACCTCCATTACCTCCGCTATCCGTTTCAGACCACCTCTCCGTTCCCGATTATTGCCACCGGCACCGGAATCTTTTCCAGCACGGCTCGCAAATTCCTTGTTCGCTGCACCCGAATTGCCGGCAATCTGCAAAATATCACCGTTTATGATGGCTGGACCGGCAGCGGCACCACGATCCTGTCCTGGGCGGGTGACGTTACCAAACAGCTTCCCGGCGCTGGCGTGATCGGCGGCGTGTTCTGCAAACGCACGATCTCGACCACCCGGACGATCAAGATCAATCAGCTCCTGATCCGCAAGACGATGTGATCGTGGCCGCCTGCGGGCGACCCAGCCAAAAAGGCGTCTCCCATGCCCATTTCGTTACTTCCCGAGTGGCTGCGTGCCACCGGGGCGGCGCTGGCCATGATCGCCACCAGCGTTCTTGCCGGCCGGTTGGCTTGGCATGCCGATCAGGTTCGGCGGGGCCGTCGTCGACTGTGGTCGCGCGAGTTGCTCCTGGAAGGACCGGCAGTCGCTGCGCTGGCCCTGCTGACCTGGGCGGCGACTGACTATCTCGCCCTTTCTCCCGGTCAAACCTCGGGAGTTGGAGTGATTCTCGGCTGGCTCGGCCCGCGTGGGATTGAGGCGTTGGCGATTCGTCTCTGGCGCCGACCGCTGCCGCCCCCCGAAACCCTTCCGAAAAAGGAGTCCGCCCATGAGTCCCTATAACCCAGCCACCCTGCGCGCCGATCTGATCCGCGATGAGGGCGAGCACTTCAAGCCCTACCGCTGCCCCGCCGGCAAATTGACGATCGGCGTCGGACGCAATCTCGATGACGTCGGGATCACGCTGGCCGAATCCCGGTTCATGCTGGAAACCAACATTACCCTGGTGGTGGAACAACTTGATCGGGCCCTGCCCTGGTGGCGCTCTCTGTCCGAAGCCCAGCAGCGGGCGCTGCTCAACATGGGATTCAATCTCGGCCTGCCCCGCCTGTTGGGCTTCAAGCGGATGCTGGCCGCGCTTCAACAGGGCGACTATGAAATTGCCGCCGCTCAGGCGCTTGACAGCACCTGGGCCAAACAAGTCGGCGACCGGGCGCAGCGAATTGCCGCTTTGATCAGGGAGGGATGACAGATGCCACCGCCATCCTATTTCGCGGCGCGCCTGCCGGAACGCTCTTCTCAGGGCGCTTATGTTGCTGCGATCACCGCCGTTGCCACGGTCGCCAGCAATCCGGCCGCATGGCGCAGTGGCTGCCTCGAACTCTGGCTCACCCTGGTTTGGCCGCTGGCTGGCGCCCTGATCGCTTTTCTGTTCCCGGAAAAACTCCCGCCTCAGCAAACCTAA